ATGAGGCCGGCTTTAATCGAGTCCCAGGCTTCGTTGACGCGGTCGCGAACCAGACCAGGGGTCGCGACTTCCGGGAGCTGCGCTTCAAAGGTAATCCCGCGCGCGCTCGCGGTCAGCGTGACGCGCCCGACCGGCCGCTCGCGGTCATGATGCAAGAGGAGCGGGAGCGGATTACGGAACGAGGCGCCGAGCGGCTCCAGGATATCGCCGCGGCGATCTGGCGTCGGCGTCGATGCCATGCCGGTGATAATCCGGCGGTCGCCATCGAGAGCCTTAATGGAGAGGACCGCGTAAGCTCGGTCGAGCACGCGGTTGAGATTACGAGCCTAGTCCCTCTCGTCTGATTTTGGATTTCTAATATGCCGGCCGAGTTCGCGACGGACGAGTTCGCGCCGGATGAATTCGGGCACGCTCACGCGCTCGCTCGCCGCGCGTTTGTAAATCAGGTCATAGCGGCGAGAGGGAAGCGCGAGGCACACCTTCGTTGATGGGTCTGTCGCATCGAGCGGCGGCCGGCCTCGGCGGTGTTGCACTGTTAGGGACCTCCGAAAATATACACCTCAACCTCGCCATCCGGCGGCACCTGATCACGGTGCATCGCATCGAGCGCCATCACCAGAGCGTAGACGCCGTCGATGCGCTCGGTGGATTTCGCCTTCGATGGTTGGATGTTGCCGGCGTTATCGATATCGATGGAGGCGTTGCCGATGTTCCACTTGAGGATGGGGTGGCCATCGTGACGAATGGTTTTTTCGAGAATCGCTTTTTCGAGTGCCTTACTCGGCGCCGAGAGCGTCGCTTTTCCCTGGCGCATCTTCACGCAGGTGAACCCGTCGAGCTTCTCCAGGCGCGCGACCAGGTCCACGGCATTCCACGGGTCATAGGCCACCATGCGAACCTCGAAACGGTTCTGCCAATCGAGGAGGTGCGCGCGCACCTGGTCGTAATCAATCGTCGGGCCTGGCGTCGCGATGAGGAAGCCGCGGCGCGCCCACTCGTCGTAAGGCACGCGGTCACGCGCGACTCGAGTTTGGATGCGCTCACTCGGACAGAAGAACTGCGCGAGCACCGAGCAGCCAGGCCCGCTCTCATCAGGGAAGACCGCCACCGCGGCGGTGAGGTCGGTCGTGGTCGAGAGGTCCAGGCCGATGTAACACCGCTTGCCGAGGAGCGCGCCGCCATCAATCGAGGCCTGGCACGCGAGCCAGGCGTCCATCGCAATCCACCGCGCGTCTTGCTCGGTCCATTGGTTGAGATAGAGCCGGCGAAAGGCGTTCTCTTGCGCGGGTATTTCGATTGCGCGCGCGCACGCTGAGCGCAGCTCTTCAAGCGAGCGGAAGTCGCCGAGCGCGGGGTTCGCTTTTTTCCACACCCGCTCGTCCTTCCAGTCGGCCTCTATCGGCGCCTCCCAGATGATCGGGAGGAACGTCGGGTCAATCTCCGGCGCATCGAGCACGCGCTTCGCGTGCTGGTAAAGCTCCCAGAGGATGGAGTGCCGGTCGTAGCCTGCCGTCGAAATGGCAATCACGAGCGGCTGCGCGCGCGCGCCGGTCGAGGAGGCGAGCACGTCCCAGAGGTCGCGCGTCGCCGCGGCGTGCAGCTCGTCATAAATCACGCGCGAGGCATTGAATCCGTGCTTGGAGTAAGCCTCGGCGGAGATGGCGCGATAGAAGCTCCCGCTCTTCCGATGCACGATGCGCTTTTGCGAGTCAACGATTTCGCACGCGGCGTCGAGCTCGGGGTCATTTCGGATCATCTGCGCGGCGACGTTGAAGCAAAGCGCCGCCTGGTCTTTGTCATTCGCCGCGGAGTAAATCTCGCCGCCGACCTCGCCATCGAAGAGCAGCCCATCAATCGCGAGCGCCGCGCAGAGTTCGGTCTTCCCGTTCTTCCTCGGCATCATGAGGAGGCATGTTCGATACTGCCGAAGGCCCGTCGCTCGATTGATTTTGAAGAGCGGGCGGATGATGCGGTGCTCTTGCCAGGGCCGGAGCTGGAAGGGTTGGCCGGCAAACGGTCCCTTGGTGTGCGTGAGCTGGTTGATGAGCCGCACTTTTTCGGTCGGCGTCACAGATGGCCACCCCACTTACTCGCCGGCGCCTCGGGCGCCGCGGTATGGATGCGCGCGCGCGAGCTGGGCGTCATGCCGAATTCCGTGAGAAAACTTTTCATCTGCGCGCTCGCGCGGTCGGCAATCTTCACGTAAGGCGAGATGACCGGCAGCTCTAGGCCTTGCCGATTCGCTTTGATCACCATGCCGAATTGACGAATCTTTTGCGTGGCTTGCTTCCAGGTGGTCCAGGCGACGCAATAGGCGGCGAGCGCATCAGCGTCGGTTTCGGTCAAGACCCCGAGGCGCGCGAGGAGCGGCGCCAGGCGGCGCCACTCACCCTTCGCCGCCTCATCGAGCCACTCCGGCGGCGGGAAGTCATCAGGCACGCGCGATGGCTGCGGCTCGCGAAGATTCACCGGACGCTTTCGCGGATTGCCGCGGAGCAAGCGGAGCGCGGTCGGCGTCGGCTTGCGACCTTTCACAGTTCCGCCTCCATCCGAATTTCAACGGGCCCGACCGCTTGCGTCGCCTGGCGAGGGTCGCCCTTAGAGAAGACCAAAACATTTTGGTGCGCCTTGCCGAGCTTCCTGGAGGATTCGAACGCTTTACTTACGCGAATCGGGAGCGAGCCCACCGCGGTGACGAGAATGGCGTCGTTGTAGAGGCGGAGGCCGGCGTCCGTGAATGCATCCTGCGTATCGCGCACGAACCCACGATAAAACCCTTTCGGGTCGCGAATGTCGCCGACGACGAAGCACGCGAAGCGGTCAGGCCGAAGAGCGGCAGCCGCGGCGGCGATGATGGCGCGATAGGCGTCGCGAAAATCCACATACTCCATCGTCGAGAGGTCGCGCGGGTCGTCGCTGTAGCGCTCCAGGTCGCCATACGGCGGGCACGAAAAGACCAGGTCGGCGGCCAGGCCCGAGCAGAGCGCCGGCAGCTCGCGACTATCGCCATGAATCCACCGCGGCCGAGGCTCGCCGCCGATGCGCGACCATTGCGATTCATTGGCGGCAATCTGCGCCTCGCTAAGGTCGATGCCGACATACGAGCGCCCGAGCTGCGCGGCGACGATGCCGCGAACCGAGCCGCCGGCAAACGGGTCGAGGATGAGCCCGCTCGGCGGACAGAACCAGTGATAGACGAGTTCGCAGAGCACAGGGTCGAAGATAGAGGCGCCGGTGGTATCAGCCACGAGTGCGTCCTGGCTTGTAATCTTTTCGAGGCCCGCGGACGCCAGGGAGCGGCGAGCCACCAGGCGACGCGGCGCCTTCCTCGCTTCGCCCTAGCTCGCTCTCAATTCCCAACGCCAACCACGCTCGCTTGCGCTCTTGCCAGTAGCCTTGTCGCGCATCGAGCACCGAGAACGGCGGCACGCCGAAGCGCTCAGCGAGCGTCGCGCGGGCCTCCTCCTCGGAGAGCGCCGGCGGCAAGAGCGTCGCCAGTTCCTCGGCGGTGAAAAAGGCGGAGAGGTCTTCGCCGTTGCTGAGGTCGGCGGCGAGCTGCTCCAGGTTCCACTCTGCGAGTTCGGCGGTGCGATTGTCGTAAAGCGCGAGCGCGCGCTTTTGCTCTGCGCTCAGGCCCGAGCGCCGCACGGCTATCAGCTCGTCGCCGGCGGCCTCGATGATGCGCGCGCGCGAAATGCCGGCGCCTGGCGCCGCGGCCAGGACGCCATTGCCGGCGAGCACCAAGTTCGCCTCGTCGATGACGATGGAGCGCGCGGCGCCGACTGCCTGGAGAGCTGCGATGGTCATCTCCAGGTTGCGAGGCGGATGTGAGCGCCGATTCTCGGGGTCCTGGCGCAGCTCTTCCAGGGAGATGCGTTCGGCCTGTGGCGGGCCTCCTGGCGCCTTCCTGGGAGGCTTAGAGCGCTTCACCAAAAAAACCTCCAATTTCGCGGGATGTTGCGCGGAGGCCTGGAAGGCCCGGACTCCTCCTCGGCCGATGCGCGGGCCACATCCCCCCCCGCGCGGCCACCAGGCGCGCGAGGCGAGGCGCTCGGCCAGGCAGCCAGGGCGTGGCATGGGCGGTCTTTGCTGCTGATAGGTGGGCCTGGAATGGCTCTAGTCGCATCGAAGCCCTTTCACATGCCAGGTATCTCCAGAGTCCTCCAGCTCACGCCACATCGCAGCGACAAGGTCATCAACCTCAGCTTCATCAAGCTTGCCGCACGCCTCAGTCAGGATGCTCAGCATCATGCAGGCGCCGGCGAAGAACGTATCTCGTAGGTCCAGGCGTTGCTCTTCGGGGAGCTTCGCGAGTTGCTCCAGGCGAGAGTGGGCATAGATGAGCCAGGACGAATCAACTACTTGAGATGTGGACAGCTCCTCAGTAATCGGCATTTCAGCACCTCACCGTTTCGCATATGAGAAGAGCGGAAGCTGGCCAACGTGAAGCCGATACTCCCAGAGCCCATGATGGAGATAGCGACGCTCGACGAAGAACCCTCCGAACTTTTCCTTTCGTAGGTCTCGGAGCCGAGCGCTCGCGCTCGCCGGCGGCGCATCCGTCGCGGCGGCGATATCCGACAAGGTGTGCCAGGCGCCGTCCCACATGAAGCTCCGCACCGCGGCGAGCTGGCGTTGTAGCCGGTCATGGTCGCGGTCTCGCTGATACGTCTTGCCATCGAAATCAACAACGGGTTCCACGGCTTTACTCGCCTCGGGTCTTCCTCGTATGGCATGGCCGGCACAATCCCTGAAGATTGCCGCGGCTCCAGAACAGTCGCGGGTCGCCTCGATGCGGTTCGATGTGGTCTACATCCGAGGTGAGCACCCGTAATCCGAGCTTGATGCACTCGACACAGAAGGGTTGCTCCCGGATCACCTCCATGCGGAGCCTCTTCCATCGGGCCGAGTCATACCAGGCCTTGCACTCGGTCGCGATATCCGCGCGGTCCCGAGCGGCGTGCGCCTGGCAGCGCACCTGACCAATCGGGAGGAGCACCGAGCAGCCAGGCGCGCGACAGAATTGCATCGGCATCACCCCACCATCCACGTCGGCGGCATCGGGAGCACCTGGCCTTGCGGTCTCCAGAGGTGCAGGCAATGCGGATGGACGTTTACGTAGCGAGAGGCCGGCGGGTGAAATTGGATCACGCAATCCTCCGGGCTCCAGAAGAGGTGCTTCACGAAGGTCATCTCGTCCCAATTCGGCACGCGGCCAGGGGTCGAGACGCTGACGTGCTCCCATCCTTCGCCGTCGCTGAATACGATGGTTAGGTCGCGGAAGGGACCAGCGACGCGCGCGTGCCCATTCGTGAGCCCGTCGCCCGCGATGACGTCCGCACGCTCGCCACGAAAGCAAAAGCTCACTTGCCATACTCCGGGTGCTTCGATTTCATGTGGCGCGCCATCCCGATAAAGCTCCGCCGACAGCAGGGACAGACGCCGGCGCGCGAGCGACGCGCTAGGCGCGCGTGCGATTTCCGAAGGCGGAGGTTATCGGCCTCCGCCGCGGCTCGGTGCTGCGCTTCCCGGTCACGCGCGGCGGCGAGGTCGTGGACCTTCTCGCGGAGAAGTTCCGTTTCGCTCTTGCCAAGTGGAAAATGCTGTTCGTGACCCATCGGACAATAGAAGCTCTGCGCATCCTGGCGTCGGGTCCGCTCGACGTATTGCGGGAGGCCGAAGGGCACCGAGCATCGACAGCAGGTGATGACGACGAGCGCATCGGTGAGGACCATCACTTTTTCTCCGGGCTCGTCGCTTTCAGAATTCGCACATCGGCATCCGCGATGGTGACCGCCTCCGCATGGACGGTCGCTTTCAGGACGGCATGAGCCTGGCGCTCCTTCGCGAGCGCCGCGGTCAGAGCGAGCACGGTCTTCTGGAGTTTCTTAATCTGCTCGTCCTGGTCAGGGTCCGGTGGGTCTGGCGGCTCGGCGCCGCCGCCGGTGAACTCCCACGCATAAATGATCGGCCCTGGCTCGTAGCCATAGCCATCGGCGGCGAACATCGAGACGTAGAGCCGGTTGGTCTCGGGGTCGAAGGCGCAGCCGTTGCACTGGTGGGTGAGCTGCTTAAAAGGCACGGTCAGCTCAAACCAGTCAGGCACCATGCTCCAGGGTTCAATCTCGCCGGCGGCGACGCGCGCCAGCTCGCTCAGCGGGTAGTGCCAGAGCTGCAGTCGATACGGGTAAGCATGATTCGATTTCGAGGAGGAGGCAGGGTCGTAACAAACATGCACGCCATCGGCGGCGTCGGGGTCGGAGGTGCCGTCGCCGTAGCACGGCGCTCCATAGCCATGCGAGCCGACGAAGACGATGTTGTCGCCGACAATCGCGCACCCGACGA